ATACGTAATCGGTCTTTGTTTCCCGGATTTAGGTTGTAATTCAAATTTCGGTTGTATTTCGATACGATCATAGTTAGTGCCATTCATATTACTTTCTAAATATTGGTAATATTCGCACTCTACTTTGCTATCAAATACAATTCCTTTGTACTCAACTTTCTTAGCGTTGTATTTACTCATCATCCACCTCTAAATATCAAATATCGTTGCTTGTAAACCTAGCTCTTGCTCATATAGAAGCCCGTGAGCGCCCTTGAATCGTTTTAGGTCACTATCAGTCATAATTTTCTTTTCGTCGCTGAAATGGGCTCCTGTGAGCGAATAAACTTCATTTACGTTGTCTTTATACTTGATGACCTTAATATCTTCCGTGCCATCTTCTCGGTATAAGTAATATTTTTCTTTCGGCATTTTTAACACTCCTTAATATTCGACGATAGCGGGACGTGTATGACGTTCTGCAAGTTTTTGGATAAATAGGTCATATAACTTATTTTCATCGCCCTGTGCCTCGTCTATGAGTTTCTGAGCGTACATATCTGAACACTCAAGTTTAGTTTTTAAAAATTCTTTGGTTACCATGTATCTCGCTCCCTGAAATCGTCTCCGATTACTCTTACTTTTCTTGCATTGTGTTTCATTCTTGAATTGATACGTTGCCAGTTCATATTTTGATTTAATTCTTTATCACTAAAGTTAGTTGTAAAGATGTTGTTTTTACCTACTCTGTTATCAACAATGCTGAAAAGTTTGTTTAAAGTATGTTCTGTGTTCTCTACACCCATATCATCTAGTACAAGTAAATCAATATCGCTTAACAATCTGACTAACTCGTCTGTAGTCTCTACTGCATTTTTGTTGTATGTCGCTTTGATACGATCCATCAACATTGGTATGTGCATAAAAGCAACCGTATGCCCTTTAGCTTTGACTGCTTTTGCGATAGCGTATGCTAGGTGGCTTTTACCAGTTCCGTATGAACCTTGCAATATTAATGATTTTGGCTCTTTTGTAGAGAAGCCTTGAACGTACTCTATTGCTGTTTGTTTAGCTTGTACTTGTTTTTCATTTTGTGGCTTATAGTTGTTAACTGTTGCATCTCTTAAAGACGGATTAACATTTGATTGATTGAAAATATAATCAAGTTTCTTTTGTTTATTCCTTTTGTATTCTTCATAAGCCAATCTTTGAATTTCACATTCGCAACCATCTTTGTATTCATATCCATTTTCAAACTTATATAAGTCATATTGATGCCCGCATTTATCGCAATTCTGTCTTAGTATTACTTCGATTGGTTGATATTTTTTTAAACTTTTGTTTATTTTTTCGTCAAATAATGGTTTCATAACTTCCTCCTAGTCCCAATAACTTTCGTCGTACTTCATGCGTTCTAATTGATCCGTGCCAGTTGGTTGTATTTTTTGATTGAGGTACCCCTCAAATTTATTGCCAAAAAGTGTTTCTGGTCTAAGGTATTTATCGCTATCCGTGTTTAACCATTCAGCTGTTTTGATATCAATCACCTTTTTAAAATCCTCCAACCTAAAATCTTGATTCCATCTTGCTTTAATAAAATCTTTTGTTTTAGCTGTATTATGTTTAAAATGCTTTCCTGCTTTTTTATTTAAGTATTCGATAATTTCTTTATAGGGAATGGAAGACACCGTCGGGTTGCCCGACAATATACTTCCTTCATTATTAGTATTGTTATTATTAGTTAAATCATTATTAGTACTATTATTATTAGTAGTACGCCCTTTTCGGTTTTCCGTTTTTCCGTTTTCCGAAAACCCGTTTGCCGATAATCCGTTTTCCGAAAATGGCATTTCGGTTGGTTTTTCGTAAACTAAGTATTCAAAACCTTTAAACACACCGTTTTCAGCTCTTTTTTGTATTCTGTGAACATATTTATTATCCATAAGTTCTTGAACGCCACTATTGATTGATTTTTGTCCATCATTCATATGTTTAACTACTTCTGACGTGTATATTTGCCAATTGTCAGGACGACTCAGGAAATACAATAATATCCCTTTAGCTTTAGCACTTAAATTACTATCGAACACAAAAGATTTATGCACAGTTACAAAATCGCCACTTTCTTTTATCGTTCTAAATGTTGCCATTTTTTTATCTCCTTTCTGTTATAATTAATAAAAATATGATTAGGAGTGAATAACTTGAAAAAATGTTTCATTGCTTGCCCTATAGGTACTGATGATTCTAAAGTAAGAAGAAACTCTGATTTTCTTTTACAATCCATCATAAAACCTGCTTTAGAATCAGATTTTGAAATCCAACGATCTGACCTTATATCATCGACCAATAAAATCACTGATGAAATAATTGGTGGATTAACGAATTCTGAATTAGTTATTGTAGATTTGAGTACGCATAACCCGAACGTATTTTATGAATTAGGTTACAGACACGCTCTAGAGAGACCAACAATTACTATGATTAACAAAGATGAGAATATCCCTTTTGATGTTAGCGCTTACCGTACAATTTACTACAGCGAATTATACGCGGATGTAGTAAATGCCAAAGACCAACTTAAAGAAACTATCAAAACATTTACAGATAATGATTTCAATTTTGAAAATCCAGTCAATAAGTATAATAATATCGATAATGAATACGGTGTTTTAAATAGACATTTGTTAGATATAAAAAGCGATTTATCCGAATTAAAAGAGTTTCTACCTTCAGTGACCAAACAAGACCCTGATATTCCCGCTGATTCTATGGTAAGAATGATGGAACTTGCCGTTCAGTATCCGGATCAATTTGAAAGATTGATGGAATTGCAAAACAAAAACAGTCAATAACCCTTCCCTTTTAAGAAGCCCTCTAGATATTTAATTCGGGCTTCTTTTTCACGCAATTGTTTTTGTTGATATTTTATATAGTTAATAGCAAAGCGTATTAATATTTTGTTCATTTCTCTTTCTCTCCTTTCAGCATTTTATTGAGCCTCTCATCAACTTTTAGCCATGAGTCATGCAAGTGATATTTATCATCAAACGACTTAACGCCAATCGCATGTTGCTGGTTATGATGTTCGCGACATAACGCTAATACATGTTTGTTGTAGTGATTCATTTTGTTTCTGTTCATTCCTCTGCCGACTGCTTCATAATGCGCTAGGTCTGCGTGAGGCTTTCCACAAATTACACAGTTGCGGTTAACAGTTGACCAGTATAAGAGCGATTTATCTTGTTTCAGCAAGTCGCTTGTTTTGTAGCTAAGTGGTATGTCATTGTAGAACGTCCAGTCAAGCGTTGCTTCAATGATTTGACTTGCTTGTGTTCTCGTACAATTACTTAGTGAAATACGTTCATCATAGCCGTAGTAAGTCCTTACATACTCGATGAACATATGTCGCATATAGTCCATTGGTTGACCTGTATATTCTTCTATGTCTTTGACAAGCGCGAATATTTTTCGTCGTTGCTTGCCGGTAATTTGAAACGGATCTATGACGCTTACATCGACTTCCACATCAAATCCGTTATCAAGTAGTAATGTTTCTTTATTGCCTAATTCAACACCCGAGATGACAACTGTTGTTGTACCGTCATCTTGAGTGATATAACTAGTAATTATTGGCATCTAATCATTCCAATCAGAACGGTAAGTCATCATCAGTAATCGCAGTGGTATTATCAAAAGGATTATTACCAGTTTGAGTTTGTCTGTTTTGTTGTTGGTTGCTAGATTGACCGTTGTTTTTACGTTCAACGAAAGTTATATTGTTGACTGCGATGTCTGTAGTAAACACTTTCTGTCCTTGATTATTTTCATAACTACCGGTTTGTATTGAACCAGTAATGCCAATTTTATTACCTTTAGTAAAGTTATTAGCGATGATTTCAGCAGTCTTACCAAATGCAACACAACGAATGAAGTCTGTTTCATATTCGTTCGTTTGTTTATTTTTGAATAATCTCTGTACTGCAATTGCAAAGTTAACTACGTTGTTGTTTTGACCTTTTAATTCTGGATCTGCCACTAGGTTCCCAATTAAATTTACTGTATTCATTATTCAATTCCTCCAAGCCATTTTTTTATCTGTTGTCTGGTTACATTGATTTGGTTTTTGTTCAGTGTTTCGACGTTCATTTTTTCTAATTTGTTAATTTGTTCTTGGTGTTTTTCAGCAAATCCACTTTCTTTAGCTATGGCTATAAAATCATTTACTTCTTTAGTTAGCATGTCTTTAAGTTCTTGACTTACTGCTGAATATTTATCTTGTTTTTGTTTTGCGTCTGCGTCATCTTCATCGGTTGGGATGTTAAAGAACTTCATTAAGAAATAGCGTTCAGCATAAGTTAACGCTGTTCCATGTGCTTGTGAAATATCATTTTGTTGACCGTAAGCATGATAACTAACTTCATACTGTTCTTCTGGTTTATCAGCATTAATCCATGTATAATTCAAATCCATTTCAACTATGAATTCTGTCACTTCTTGACCTTTTTTGTTTTTAAAAGTATGTGTTGTCCAATTTTCATTTGACGTATTGGGGACTAGCAATAAATTATGTTCAATCATCTTTTCTCTTATTCTGTGTAATATTTGAGATCCTGAAACATACGAAAAGTTATATCCCTTAGTATCTTTTGTGAAGCCCGCAATATTCGCTTTAACATCCGCTATTTTTTGGTATAAATTAAGTTGTTCAGTCATCTATTCTCCCACCTTTACCGTGTATGATGTTGGTTTCTCAACAATGCTAGCACCCTCTAAAACTTCGCCGTTTGCGTCAATTAAAGTGCCGTTTTCAGTTACATTGAAATCTTTCTTAATGTCTGATTGGCTAAGTTTTTTAGTTACCTTTACATAGTTGTCAAAACCTCGTTGCTCAAGTTGTTTAATAACTTCTTGCTCATTGCTAACTTGAATGACTTTTGAACCTTTTCTGGCTGTCACTTTTCCGTAAGGTGTATTCAACTTGAATTTGCTATCTTGTTCTTTTTGTATTCTGAAATATTCAATTACAAGGCTTTGTAAATATTCTTTGCCACTCTGTAATTTTTCTACTTCTTTATCTTTCCATTCGTTTATGCGTTCAATTTCTTTATTTGCTAACTCGTTGATTTCATTCTCTTTAGTTGTGATTGCATCTAGTTTCTTAAAGACCCAGTTAGCACTGTCTAAGTCTGTTACTTTGAATCGGTCGTCTTGTTCAAATGTTTCTAGTTCTCTCTCTTGTAATTCATTCACTTTTCATGCCTCCTACCATTTCATGACTAAGTTAATTAGTCTGTCCTGTTCGTCTGCGTTCTCTTCAATCCATTCATCTATTGCTTGGTTGAATAAGTCTGATGCCATATCTAAGTCATTCTCATCTACGACATAAGCATGTTTAATTGGTACGTTGTTCATATCTTTAACTTGTATTGATATGCCCATATGCCCTTTTAAAATGGATAGCTTAAAATCGAATCCGTTAACATGAATATTTTTGCGTATGATATCGCCTATTTCGTAATACATCTTGACTTCCTCCATTTTTCGTTTTATATTGAACATGAATTTTTTCTTAAGTGTTTGATACTGTTACTTGTTGGCGCAAGTAGCAGTTTTTTCATTCTTCATAAAAGTATTCCTTATAGAATATGAATGTTGCGATACTTGCGAATCCTGCAATTGACCATGCTGTAGTGAAGTATAGAAACGGCATAAGTACAATCGCTAAGACTGTGAAGCATAGTACTGCTACTAGGTAGCTTTTATAAGTTTTACTCATTTGTTGTGCCCTCCTTTGTAAATCTCATTAAAATGTTCATCTACAAACTTATGCATCCTTCTTGCGTTAAACCTCCAACGATTAAAATTCTCATCAGGATAATGTACGATACCTTGTGCTCTTAACTCTTTTTCGAGTCTAGGGTGAAATAATAACCTGTCTTTGATTGTTTCATCAGATGCAATTTTTAATTTCTTCTTTAAGTCGCTCATGTTCCATACAGGGTCTAATGAGTAAGCTATTAACTCTTCATATTCATCTTTTGTGATAAGCACGTGTGTTTCAGGTATTGGAACTGTTACGTTTAAAATATGTGGCATTTCTATCTTTCCTTTCGTGTATAATGTTGTTATCAACCTAAGGCAGTGATAAGTATGAAATTAGATCATGATTGTGTTAGACATCTTTTGTTAGAAATTGAAACTAATAAAAAGATTGGTGAACCGCTCACCGAATACAATTTCAAAGATAATGTTGTATTTGGAAAATATGATTTTGAAACTGTAATGTATGCATTATTAAAACTGGAAGAAGCAAAGTATGTTAGTGTTAAATTCGGTTGGGAAGATGGACATATTTATGGTTATACAATTAACGATATAACTTGGTCAGGGCATGAATTTTTAGATAATATCCGAGACAATCACACTTGGAAAGAAGTTAAAAAAGTCGCAAACAAAACCACTAGTATGTCCGTAACATTGCTAAGCAAATTAGCTTTTAATTATCTAACACAAAAATTTAATCTAACTTAAATTCTTTTCCATCTATTAATCCATAAAAGTTATTTTTTAAATGCGGATGTCTTTCAAGCGTCATTTCAATAAAACGCTGGTCTATCATTAAGTCGTAGCCATCGTTGTATTGAATATTAACGGGTCGTCTATTACATTCTTCGTCATAGTAGTAATAGATGACTTTTTTGTTTTGAGCTTGCATTGTTCGTTCCTCCTATTAAGATGTTTGTTTTTCTCCTAAAAACTTATTAACAAAGTATTGTTGTCCTTTGCCTGTTACTTTTGGCGTCTTACTAATTGATGTGTGACCGTCCGAATGTGTGATTGATGTTTCTTTAATTTCGAATAACTCACGTTCCATTGAATACTGTGTAGGCATGTTATAATCCACACCCTTGCGTTTAATAAGGAATCCGTTTTGACGTAACCACTCAAACAATCTGCGTTGCCCGATGTTTATACCGTTTTGTTTAATGATCTTCGCTAACTCTCCAACTAAAATTGATGTCTTAGTAGTAGCTACTGCGTCCGCAAATACAATCTTTGGTTTGTCGCGTTCAATCTTTGTTTCTAATTGATTGATTGTGTTGTTAGCAATTTTTAAAGCACGTTGCATAATCATTTCTGGGCTATTCCAAGCTTTTTCAACTTGGATGAAATACTCTCTAAAATCAAAACCCTTTTCTGTACCTGACATCATCGCAACATGTTTAGCTACATCAAGTGTTAAAGCATAATCTTCTAGTTGTCTTACAGCTCCGTTATTAACAACCGTACTTGTAAGTACACTTGTAAAATCTCTGTTTTCTTTAAAATGCTTTAAGTTAATTTCTGCCCAAGCGCTAAAACGTTTTTTGACTTCCAAAGCCTTGTATAACTCTCTTGCACTGATTGCGATTTCTCCATTTTCTTTTTCTTGTATGTTGAACATTTCGCCGATGTTCGATTTTGTTTGTAATGCTTGCATTTGTTATGCCTCCTTATTATTCGAAATCTTCAATTGACAAGTTTTCAATTCGTTTTTGGTAACGATATAAATAGAAGTTCTTTAACATGTCATACATTCTGCTAGCTTCATCGTATTCACTCTCTTTCAAATCAGAATTAAGCGTTACACCAAAAGCTGATAATGTAAGTTTTCTAATGTGATCATGAATTTCACTAGCGTATGTTTTGTAATTTTCATAACATCCTATTCCGTGTTGATATTTCTTCAAAGATAATGGATGTCCTAAGCCGAGATTGTCAGCACCTCTTAAACGTTCTGTATAAGCAAACTTTTTATTAATTTCATCAAAATCGTTATGGCTGATTCTTACTTTGTTGAAAATTGAACCTGAACTGATTGGTTTCTTGCCATTTATAGCCTCTCTAACTTCTTTTGCTATAATTTCTTTCAACTCTTCTTTGGTTAATGTGATTTGTTCCATAGTTTCCTCCTGTTACGACATTTGTACAGGTTTCTGTACATTTTGTTCAAAAAAATATCTACCTACTTTTGTTGGTGGGATTTCTAATAATTCACAGATTCGTTTTATTTCCCATTGTGTAAATAAATTTTTTCCTTGCAACTTGTGATTAATAGATGTCCTTGAAATAGGGATTGCGTTCGCTAAAGAACTTTGGCTATATCTATACTCTGCCATTCTTTCGTACAGCAAACTATAATCGAAATTGTATATCATAAACTCACCTCCCTTCTTGTTCGGTTTTCTGTACAAATCAATTAAAACACCTTTGTTTAAATAAGTCAACACATAAAATACATTTTTCTGTACAATATTTGTTAAAAATTATTGATAATCGTCATTGTACGTAGTATTATGTTCTTAGGAGGTGTTCAGAAATATGAACAGTTTTAAGGATAGATTAAAGCAAATTATGTCTGAACGGAAGATATCTCAATCAGAGCTATCAAGAAGGACTGGTATTGGTAGAAACTCAATTAGCGATTATTTAAACGGAAAATATGAAGCGAAACAAGACAAAGTCTTTGAACTAGCAAAGGCTTTAAACGTTAACGAAGCGTGGCTTATGGGGTTTGATATTTCTAAGAATAGAAAAATTGAAAATAACGACATCACTTCCATATACAGTAAACTCACGCCTCCAAGACAAAGCAATGTACTAAAATATGCGACTAATCAATTAGAAGAACAAAATAATGACAGTGATAATCTGGTAGATTTCAATTCTTACATTCAAGAAAAATCCGAAGTGGATATATATGGTTGTGCGTCAGCTGGTATTGGCGAAAGATTATATAACGAGCCTATTTCAAAAGAATTCGTAAGAGGTTATGTCCCCGCACATGATATAGCTTTAAAAGTAAATGGAGACTCAATGGAGCCGTTATTTAAAAACGGACAAATTATATTCATTGAAAAATCTCACACTATCAAAGATGGACAAATAGGCGTCTTTATTATAAATGGAGATGCTTACGTAAAGAAAGTTTATGTAGAAGATAATAGATTAACGTTGGTTTCTTTAAATAAAAAGTATAAAGATTTATATTTTTATGATAACGAAAGTGTGAGGTTAGTTGGAAAAGTTATTTTATAGGAGGTAGTAAAATGAAACCTAGAAAGCAAGATGAAAAAATATTATCAGATCAATACAGTTACTTTGAACCAATAATCAGCGACAGTTGCGACATAAAATTCGACGAAAACAAGAGGAGAATGGGTTCTATATTCATTTCACATGAAGAGATTTGTTTTATAAGGAAAGAAGAAGATTATATATTCAAAATCTCATTATCAGAGGTGATAGATTATAACACTGTTGTTACTATTTGGAAAAACCAAGCTTTTTTAACATTAAACGATAATAGAAAATTAACAGTTTATTTCGTAACAAACTCTCCTTTAACAGGATTCATCTCAATTTTAAAAACTTATATGCAATTATCTAAGAATAAGGAAACAATTATCTCGAATGATTGTCTACCTATTAATGATGATGAACAAACTAAAGTTGAAATTTTCGACGTCGTAGGATTAAATTATGAAGGTCGTAGAAAAGAATTAAAGAAACTTATCAAGAAAATGAAAAATAACGACGATTTCTTTTTCTTATATAGTGATTTGAAAGGAAATGAACTTAAAGAAGAATTACTTTATGAAGACAAGGTGTATGAAATTTCTGATTACGAGGTTATTCCTGGTGTATTCTTACAAAAAGAACCGGATAATCCTTATGATGAAAACGCGATAAAAGTTATGATTTCAAATGAATACTCTGAATTTCACGTTGGATATGTACCTAGAGAGTATGCTTCAAGATTAGTCAATCATATGGACAACATCGTTTCTTGTAACGCATATATTAATGGTGGTAAGTATAAAACTTTAGATTATTTAGAAGAGAAAATCGTTACTAAAGAATCAGACTATGGATTACGAGTACATTTAGAATACAAAGTTTGAGATAGGTAAAGATTGTATTTTTATAAGTAATTACTATAAATAATAGAAAATTCATTTCACAGGAGGGTTTAACATGGATTTTAAAGAAGTTGACATTAACATTGAAGAGTGGGAAATGGTTGAAATCCCCTTTTATACAGAAGAAGAACTGACTTATAGATTGAACAATGGTTTACCTATAACTAAAAGTGAACTTGAAGAACAGGAGTCGAAAAAATGAGTACTTATAAAGAAATTGAACACTTACACATCAATACTGGTGGTAAAGAGCTTACTCAAGAGCAAATAGAAGAGGCTAAAGCTTTTATAGACAGTCAAGAATTTAAAGATATGATTCGAGAAGCTAAAGAATCACATCAAAGAGTTATGGAGTCTAAAATCACTGATAGAACTAAATTGTGATTAACAGCGCCTGTGTGGCGCTTTAATATAAAAGACGTCTATTTCAGCAGTGTTTGAAAGGAAGTTTATAATGAAAATAACTAATTGCAAAATAAAAAAAGAAACTATAGTATATGAAGTTTTAACTAGTGGTAATCAACCATTCACTTATGAGTTACCTAAAGATTTATCGTCACATAATGCGCGTAAATACTTGGAATTTATTTCACAAAAATTAGATGGCGATAAGTTAACCAAAGAAGATTCATTATGATTTTACTAAACAAAAAAACGCCTACTAGTGTGAAAACGTATTGATTAATAGCGCCTATGTGGCGCTTTAATATATAAAGTAAGCAAAGGAGAAATGAAAATGAAAAAAGTAAGTGTTATAATGCCAACATTCAATAACGGCGAAAAATTACATAGAACCATTAGTTCTGTATTAAATCAAACAATGAAGAGTACTGATTACGAATTAATTATTATTGATGATCATTCAAATGACAATGGTGAGACTTTGAATGTTATAAAAAAATATAAAGGATTAGTTCGTTTTAAACAATTAAAAAAGAATAGTGGAAATGCTAGCGTACCTAGAAATACAGGCTTAAAAATGAGCAAAGCTGAATATGTATTCTTTTTAGATTCTGATGATTTACTTCACGAAAGAGCACTAGAAGATTTATATAATTACGGCAAAGAAAATAATAGCGATTTAATAATTGGAAAATATGGAGTTGAAGGTAAAGGAAGAAGTGTTCCTAAAGCTATATTTGAGAAAGGAAATGTAGCGAAAGCTGATATTATTGATAATAGTATTTTTTATGCTTTATCAGTACTAAAAATGTTTAAAAAAAGTGTTATAGATAAAAACAAGATAAAATTCAAAACATTCTCTAAAACTGCTGAAGACCAATTATTTACTATAGAATTTTTGATGAATTCGAAAAATTACTCGATAAAAACCGACTATGAATACTATATTGTAGTCAACGATTTCGAGTCTAGCAATCATTTGTCAGTAAATAAAAGTACAGGAAATCAATATTTTGCTACTATAAACGAAATTTATAAAGCTATTTATAAAAGTCCAATTTATAAAAACCAAGAAAAAAGACACCAACTTGCCGGGAAGTATACAACTAGACTTTTAAGACACGGTCAGAAAAAGAATTTTGCAAATAGTAAAATGAAATATGAAGATAAAATCGAATGGTTAAACAACTTTTCTAAAACAATTAATAAAGTACCTAGAGACTCAGATAAATATGTCACACAAATATTCAACTTAAAATTAGAAGCAATAAGACAAAACGATTTATTAGCTGTGATGATTGCAGATAAGCTATTATAGGAGGAAAACAATGGAAAACTTTAATTATAATAACATAAAAAAACTTGTTCTTGAAAATGTTGATATAGATAAAGTAAAAGAAGTATACAAAGATTATGAATTACTTAATTATACAATAAAAAACCAAACACTTTACATGAACGATTATGAAGTTGCTAAAGTTTCTGAAAAACATCTAAACGAAAATATTAATAATCTAAGAGGCACGGTTAATCTAGACGAAAAATGTATTTTGTCACTAACCTATCTATAATGCGAAATTTCGGGTAGCTCGCCTACCCTTATTATTTTTTGCCAATTTTGAGGAGGGAACACATGAAAACACGTTGTTACGATGGTAAAAAATGGCAATATGAGTTTAAGCATGAAGGAAAAAGATACCGTAAGAAAGGTTTTAGAACAAAGCGTGAAGCTAATTCTGCTGGACTAGACAAGTTAAATGAGTTAAGAAGTGGTTTTAATATAGATAACTATATAACTCTTGAAGAATACTTCGAAAATTGGATTAAAACGTATAAACAACCTGTTGTTAAAGAAAATACCTACCGTCATTATAGAAATGCATTACAACATATACAAAAACATAAAATAGGTAAAATGGAGTTATCAAAGATAAATAGACAAGTTTATCAGAAATTCATAAACGACCATTCAAAAGAACACGCAAAAGAAACTATAAGAAAAACAAACGGTGCTATTCGGTCAGCTTTAGATGACGCATTATATGATGGACTTATTTTTAAAAACCCCGCTTATAAAGTTAATTATAAAGCCGGAAAACCTACGAAGTCAGAACAAGAAAAATTCATCTCGGTAACTGAATATGAAATACTAAAAGATCACGTCAGAAAGAAGAGAACTCGTTCATCATTAGCGCTATTCATAATGATTTGTACGGGTTGTCGTGTCAGTGGTGCAAGAAATATAAAGATTGAGCATATCAACCAAGTGAAAAACACTATATTTATTGACGAGCGAAAAACCGATACTTCCCCTAGATATATCAGTATCGCTAAATCTGATATGAAACACATTATGGACGTCATAAGTACATTTGCAATTAGCTATGATGGTTACATTTTCAAAGAAGCCGGATCTATAATTAACCTTCAGGCTATCAATAATGCTTTGAAATCAGCCTGTAGAGTCAATAATATACCAATTATTACATCGCACGCATTAAGACACACTCATTGTTCTTATTTACTAGCAAAAGGTGTATCTATACATTACATTTCTAAAAGATTAGGTCATAAAAATATAGCAATAACTACATCCGTGTATTCTCATTTGTTAGAAGAAAAATTTAATGAAGAGGACAAAAAAACAACTAAAATTTTAGAAAGTATGTAATTTAGGGACCCATTAGGGACTCCAAACCCAATAAATACTGTTGTTACAAGGTTTCTATGTATCCAAACTGG